CCAAAAGGATAATTACCAAAAGTCAATCCATCATTTAAAGTAAAATTACTTCCAGCAGCTGCTGTGCCAGATGCAGAATTGGTTGACTTATCAATTAAAGTATTAGCACCAACATTTCTAACTTTTGTTTTTGACTTGACTTTACTCTTACGTAAAGTAGCAATAACATATCCAGACTGATCTGTTATATTAGTAAGACCTTTAAATGTAAGTTCAGTATTGCCAGAAGTTCCAAAATCTAATTTATCAGCTGTAAGATTTTCAGTACCACCATCAGAACGAACAAATACATATCTTTCTTCATCATAACTCAAGAATACCTCATCATCACCTGCTTCTAAAGTACTACTTTGTCCATTTGCGTCAACTGTAACTCCAGTATATACCTTTCTAATATCAAGATTAGAATCTACTAAATTTACAGATTCTACATTTCTAATGGGGAAAATACTGAATAAAGATTCATTATCTGCAGCATTACCAGAATTTATTTGTTCTGCTAAATTAGTCTGAAGTAATTTAAGATTATTGACAGTAAGTGAAACTGGAGGATGATCTCCTGTGCAAATACCAATAACATTGGCTACTGTACTAATTCCAATTGAATAAGTGCTAACTGAATTTACTCTAGCAAAAGATTCTTCTTGTTGTCCTGGAACACTGTAACTAAGAATATCACCAGTTGTAACAATACCAGGCCAAGTAAATGATGGAGATGTAACAGTGGCAATTCCTCCACCATTAGCAGCTATCCATGCAATACTTCTATTTGAAACAGTAACAGATGCAATACCAATTTCTCTAACTGCAGTAGGAATTATATCAGCGCTGAAGGTTCTTGCTGCTGCTACATTAGTTGTATCTTGCTGATACACAGACTGAACATCAGATAATGCATGAGCAGTAACTCCTATTGAAGTTCTTCCTTCAGTGGATATACCGTTAAAGGTAAGTCTTTCTCCAATAGTAAAATTACCTTTAACATTATAAAGAGTTAATCCAGTACCAACTACTACCTCATGCCTTAAAAATCCATTGGCACCACTAGATTGCCCTTCTACAAAACAAGGAACAGCTTGAGTAGTGGTATCATTTACATTAATATCTACATATGTCTGAACATCAAACAAAGATAAATCCCACTGATTGACAAGAGGATTTGGTAGATCATAAGAACCAGACTCTAAAGCATAGTCATAAACTCTAGCAACTCCAATTTCACTACCAGGAGCCACCATAGATCCAACACCAACTCTTTCATTCCTTAAACTAATAGTTCCTGTTGTATCAAATCCAATATTAGCAGCACCTGTGGCCCTATTAAGTCTAAAAGTGGGACCAAATCCAAAATTAACTGCTTGAGATTCTTTTAGATTAGTGGTTCTAGGTTTTGGTGCATCTAAGAAAGTAGGATAAGTTTTGTCTATTTCATATCCTCTCACATAAGCCTTTCCTGGAGAAATTTTATATAAGGCTAAATCATCACTAGGCTTACTTCCACCATCAGTTAATTGATCCTCATTATAAATTCCTCTATTTCCAAATCCATTATTTAAACTATTTTTGCAAGTAGTTACAAATTCTCTTATATAATAATGTCCAGACTCATCAAATGTTCTTCTAGCTAACTCATTTCTAAGTTGAGTGTGGAAAATACCACCCTTATCTAAATGACGTAGAATGCCATTTCTAACTTCTGCTATTTGAACAAAATTCTGATCATCAAATTCTTGAAGATCTCTTTTAGCGAGAGTAGCAGAAATCTTTAATCTATCAGCCCCAGGAGCAGTAAAGTTACTATATCCCTGCGCATTATCATTTAAAACATTATCAGTCTCAGATGAAATTAATTCTTCTTTAACATAAAACCCTATTCTATAAGATGGAGAATTAGAATATTGATCAAGAATTAAAGTATCAGTGAAAACATCAACGAAATATCCCCTTAAAAAATAAACTCCATCACTTACACCAAAAGCAGAACCTATTTGACTAGCACCATCTGTAATAGTTTGAGCAAAACCTTCTCCTGCTGATATAAAGGTGTTTGAAAAACTAATGGTATCATTAGTTTCAAGAACCTCATTGTCAAAAAATTCTTTAGTAGAAGAATTAGTTGAAGCGGAATCAATATAATCTACGTAAAGTGTATAATTACTTCTTTCTGATTCTTCATCTGTAATATATTTTACAACTTTAGCTGTAATTCCTGATGTTCTACCCGTAATCTGTTTACCAACTAATTCATCCAAATAAAGTGACACAGGAATTCCTGTAAATTCAGATTCAATTTGAATACCATAATAGGTATCCAAATAAGTGGTTTGACCCGGAATAACCTTAGCACCTTCTTTAAAGAAGTGATTACCTACGTTCTCAACTTGATCTTGCAGTATGGACTGAAGATTATTTAACTCTCTTGCCTGAACTGGATAAGCAGGTTTGAATAGTACTTTATAGTAATTGCTCTGCGCATCAAAGTCATCAAAGTAAGGAGCAACATTAAGATTAGTTTCCTGTGGCATGATTTCTTAGAACTGCAAGATAATTTTTACGTCTTCTTTTTGGGAGGATGACCTTGTAACAGAGGGTCTATTATCAACGTGAATAATATTTCCAGAATATTTCTGAACTTCAGGTTGAGCAACACCTAAAGTAAAATCTTGTCCCAGATAATAATCTCTATTATTTATTACCACTTTATTATCTGTGAATGATGTTTCAATTGCTAAAGTATTACCGGTAGTGGGAACAATATTATAACTTCCACCAGTAGCAATACCAGCAGTAAATCTATTCATAGTAAATCCATAAGTTGGATTAGTTACTGCAATCCCTGCTGTAGTGTATCCAGCAGTAGATCTATCTTGCCATAACTTCAATACCCCAGTAATTTGCTCATATGAAATAACTCTTCCTACAGCAGTTGATCCCAAACCAACTGTTTGAGTAATTTCACTGTCAGCAGTAAAGGTGGCTTCACTATAACCTACGCCAGTTAGTTTTACAGCATAAGATGTACTACCTTTATCGTCTGTAAATATGCTAGAAGAATTAAATAAATTAGGATTTTCTATCAATCCCACTCTAGCAAACTGCTGACCAGTAACAAAATCGGGATTTTCAGTATCATTTTCAAAACGTGCATAACATAACACATTAAAAGCACCTAATTCTCTGTAGATATCCTTACCATGACCTCCTGGAGGAGGAATAATAACATTAAATTCTGGCCAAGTAGTAGGAGTAGGAAGTCCTCCTGCAGCTAAGTCTAAAGTTCCAAAAGAATAATCAGAACCACCATTTGAAACTGTTACTGAATCAATTTTAGAATCTGCATTAATAACTACAGTTGCTTTTGCTCCTGCTCCATCCCCATTAATGGGAACATTAGTATAAGATCTAGCAGTTCCTAAACCAGCACCTCTACTTCTAATAGTTACAATTTTCAATTGACCACTAGTTGCTGCATTTTGTCTTACAGCTGCATCTTCAGTATTAGTAGACCATTCACTAGGAACTGGCATATAATTTGTAGAATCAAACTTAATTGCTTGACTTGGTTTAATGGTATAGAGATATTTCCATATATAACCATCACCACTAGTTCCTGCTGCTCTAGGTTCTAAATCAGTAAAAGTGGGTTCATCTAATGAAGGTCCTCCTCTGTGATTATTTTCGGGTTTAGCATTATTATACAAACAAACATAAACCCTATAGTCTGCATTCATCACATAATATTTTGCTGAATAGATATCAGCCACACCAGAAGGTTGAGATTGATTATCAATAGTGATATCATTTCTCCACATATCATAAGTAATACCTGATGTCCAAGTATTCTTATTAACTACTTGACTAACATCTGCTGTATTAATCTTTTTGACAGCCAACATAGTATCCCAATCTTCATTGGCATTATTGATACTGTCAGGTGGAGTAGGCGGACTAGTATCCCAATCTGATTGGTTATCTGCTGGATTAGGCAGTCCAATAAACGCATAATAAGAATTGGTACTGGTTTGTACACCAGCAATAAAATTCTTAGCGTTCAATATACGAAGTTGATCAGTAATTATCGCTGCCATTTTTAGAGGACTTTTTTGTTTATTTATTACACTTATTAGGTGTAATCTTTATATTTAAGGGAGTTGAATCTCTGAACCACACTAGAGGTGGATATTCCACTTCCAGGAGTTCCAATTCCACTCATAGTACGAGCATCAAATGTCTTTGGTTTTGCTCTCAGATCTGTCTGAATCTTACCCCAACTAAATTGTCCTATGAAAGGAGAAGTAGTATAGGCAATTCCAGTATTATAACTATCAACATTAGTAAATACTCTTCTTACATCAGTAGAGAATCCTATAGTAGAACCAGCAGTTACATTAGCCATAGTCCTTGTTTCCACACTCTTAACTCTGTATACAGCATCAAGTTGTGTAGTTCCAATTCCTACAGTAGTAGTTCCATCACCAGATTCAGTTGCAAATGTGCTACCAATAGATGCATTAGTATCAAAAGCTATAAAGTAATCATCTGTACTAATTCCACTAACAGTAACAGCAGTAGAAACAATATTAGTATCTCTGAGATAAGATCCTTGAGGAATAAAGAGATCAAAATAGAATTGTTGTTGTGTTCCGGAAGTTGTAGTTCCAACTCCAACAATTACACCCGAATCACCACTGTAAGAATCTACAGTGAATTTCTCATAATGCAAAGTAGGTGGTGCAATCAATACTCCAGGGGGGTTAGTTGAAGTATATGCAGATCCAGTAGTGGTTCCACCATAACTGATCACTATAGAACTTACAGTCCCCGCAGTACTTACAACTGCAGTTGCTAATCCAACTCCAGTACTATCTCCACCACCAACAATATTGGAAATAGTGACAATAGGTGCGACAGTATATCCAATACCACCATTACTAATTACAATAGAAGAAATTGTTCCCCCTGCAGATACATTTGCAGTTGCTGCAGCTCCAGTCAATGTATCACCATCATTTAATGTAATAATCTTCTGCCATTCATTTCTTTGGTTTTCATTTTCAATTTCATTCTTAGGATTAAATGAAGGTATTAAATCATTGACATATATTGCTGTAGTCCCCAATCCAACTGAAGTGAGTATATATGCAGAAGGACGAATTTGAGGTTCGTACTTAGGTCTATCCTTTCCAATCTTGGTATTATTAGAAATAATATCTACAGTCTGCCTACACCATTTGACTGGTCTAGTAATAGACTTATCAGTAGTAATACCAAGGCCACTATACAAATTAGTTTCCACTGTATCAATGGTATTAATTCCAGTAATAACCCTAGGTTCTTCATCTAGAACTACTGTTTGACCTTTTGTAGGACTATAATCAATGTCTAATGTATCTCCCTTCTTAACTGTTTCCAGAATATCTTTAAATGTGACATCTACATCACCAGAACCTTTATAGAAGAAGATATTGCAACTATCTCCTACTGCTACATTACCATCCTCTAGATTTGCTCCCCTAGGAGGTTCAGAGAAAGTAAGTAAACTTCCACCCTTAAATTCATATGCAGCTCCTGGTTCTTGAAGAACTCCATTCAGGAATACTAACAAGGTATCTTGAACATCAATATTTGATCCTTTTGCTGCTTGAATAGAAATAGGTTCATCATTAACATTAAGCCTAAAGGTCTTTTTAGTTCCATCAAACTCAGCATCTGGAGAATCCAAAACTTGCAACATTCCCAAAGACCAACCATTGAAGTTATCATTATAAACATCTTCAATTGTCAATTCAAAGTCAGCAAATACATTAGTAGTAGTATCTGTAGGAATTCCAGTGGTTCCTCCAGTAGGAACTGTAAGAATTTCTCCATTACCATAACCGAATCCATAATCTTCAATTGAGAAATTGATAACACTAGATCCTTGCCCAACTACTATGTTAACGGTAGCACTCTGACCAGCTCCAGTTTGAGAACTGCTGCTATACTGCAGAGGAATATTGTCATAACTTAAAGGTGCATCAATTACTACCTCCAATGGTTTCTTAACAGTTCCTCCCCTTGCATAGAGGTGGTCTCTAGAAGATATTCCAGTATTAACTTCAAACTTAGTATCACTAAGAATTCTATTAACAGGAGTACCATTAAATGCAGGATCTACTCCTGTAGCAATTCCTGTTCCCCCAGTACTGGTTCCTTGTCTAGGAGCAATAATAGCAGGTTGAACTCTACCACCAGTCTTATAGAATGTTGGTACAGTTGAGGTTCCAACATTAACTTCAAATTCTCTAGTACTATTAACATTAAGAACCTTCATTCCATTGAAGAAAGGATCTCCTCTTCTTGGATACTTATGATCAGTAGCGTATCCATCTCTAGAACAAGCAAATGTTAATGATTCTTCTGCAATCTTAACACTAGTACCTGTTTTAAGTGTATGAGCTCCAATAGTAACTGTCATAATACCACTAGAGGCATTATAAGTGGCAGTTGTAATGCTGTGATTTACAATTGTAGAAATACCAACATTAAGTGAAATAGTATCTGTAGTGACTGAAGAAATAGTAGTTCCTATACCAGCAACAGGATCGCTTGTTCGAGGATAAGTATGCTCAGTTCTATTAGCATCCATTGCACAAGTAAATGTCAACGCATCTTGAGCAAATTGGATAGTGTTTGAAGTGGTCAATCCATGACTTGGGACAGTCAGTACTAAAAGACCACTAGAAGGAGTATATGCAGCATTAGTTGGTGTAAATGTAGCACCAGAATCTGCAGTTACAGAATTAGATACTGATCTTACAAACTTATGTCCATAATTACCACCACTTTGGATTGCATTGGTTGCTGTTCCACCCTTCCAAGTGTGAGTATACTGTTGACCAGCATTAGCATATCCAACCTCAAGAGTAATTGTGGTAGCAGTAGTTGAAGCAATAGAAACAGCAGTGTCATAGAAGGGATCTTTGGCTCTTGGATAGAAATGAGTACTAACACCAGAATCAATAGCACAAGTGAATCCTAACCCAGTTAGGACAACAAAGTCCTTGGTCTTACTAGTGTTTAATCCATGAGCAGTCGAAGTAGTAACTGTCATAACACCAGTAGTATTGGTGTAAGTTGCAATCCCAACAGCCACTGAAGCAGCATATTCACAGGTAAATGCTATACCTGAAAGAAGAACTTCATCACCAGCATTTAATCCATGATTCCAATTAGTAGTTACAGTGGTTATTCCACTTGTAGAACTATAAGCAACTCCAGCTACAGATCTTGGAATGTAGAATACAGGATCAGTAGTAATAGCAACTGAAGTAATATGTCCATCAGTGATTATTGCTGTTCCAATTGCAATTGGATTAGAAGATCCAACACTTACTGTTTGAATGCCAACATTAACTGTTTGAACGC